TCGACTGGTAATGTTACGGGTGGTACACGTTACGGCGAGTTACTTGCGCCAGGTATTATCGAAAATCCAAATCGCAAAGTTCATATTATGGACTTGATGCCAGGTGGTAATATTGGGCCAGGTAATACTTACACTTTCATGCGTGAAAATGGAGTAGGAGAAGGCGCAATTGCACCGACAGCAGAAGGAGCAACAAAGTCTCAATTTGATTTTGATTTAATAGAAGCTACTGTAGCGGTAGAAACTATTGCAGGATGGATGAGAGTAACGCGTAAAGCGATGCAAAACATACCGGGCTTTATTGCTTTTTTACAATCTCGTATTCCAGAGCGTTTCAAAAAAGTATTAGATTCTCAAGTTTTGTATGGTAACGGAACAACTCCAAACTTTAAAGGTATTTTAACAGCTGGTAACTTTATTGCATCAACAGCTCCATTAAATACTTTTTTAGCGGAAAAAATCACTACTGATATAGCAGTATTGGAAGACACGTATGATAGAACCGCGACAGCAGTTTTATTACGTCCGATTGATATTGCAACATTCTACAACAACAAAGCTGCTGGTTCAGGCGAGTACGACATGCCAAGCAATGTACAATTTGTAGGTAGTCAGTTGTTTATTAGTGGTGTACCTGTTTTTGCTTCTACTGCTCCAAACGCTGGAGATTATGTAGTAGGAGACTTTCAAATGGGCGCACAATTATTAACCCAAAATGGAATGAGAATTGAATTCTTTGAACAAGATGGTACTAATGTTCGTGAAAATAAGGTAACAGTAAGAGTGGAAGGCGATTATGCTTTACCAGTTTACGGGCCTGATTTCTTCATTAAAGGAACAACGGCCAGAGCGTAATTTTTCATAATTGGTTTATAGGTTTGGAGCCGCTATTTAATTATAGCGGCTTTTTTGTTATATTAGCAAAATGAAAACACTAAAATTAATTATCTTATTTGTTGCTTTGTTGACAATAGGATGCAAAAAAGACAACTTACAAATAGACCACAAGCCAGTTGTAAGCATTAAGGGAGTAGATAAGTTATTAGTTAAAGATGAATTATTTAAGATTTACTTTGTTTCAAAAGACAGTATAAAATGTGAAAATCAATTTTATAGAGTCGTTGACAAAGTAAAATCTAATCAATTAAAAACCAATGAATTTATAAAAATTAACGATTTGTTATTACTAACATATTAATTTATCTTTATATAATGAAAGTAGAATTTATTAAAAATCATGACCTTAGTAAAAAAGGACAGATTGTAGATTTACAAGGCCCATTAGCAAACTATTTAATTAGATGTGGAGTGGTTAAAGCATATACTAAACCTAAAAAGTAATGGCCGCAATCGTAAATTATATTGATATTATTAGTTTAATATCCGCTAAGAACTATTTAAAAATAGACGATGACTTAACCGAAGATGATTTGCTAATTGAGCAAATGATTAACGCTGCATTTATCTATTTAGAAAAGTCAACAAATCATATTTTCAAAACTAAAACATTTACCAATCATGTAAATGATGGTGTAATTAGAATTTATAATTTTCCCATACAATCGGTAACAACGGTAATTTTAACCGAAACAAAAGCAAATTTACATACTACTTATTGTTTTGCGGCTCAAACACCATTTATATATGTTGCAGGTTATGCAGATACAACAGAGGTGCCAGACGATTTAATACAAGCTGCTTTACAGATTATAAAGGTTTGGTATTACGAATCAGAAAAGCAAGTAAATAGCACTTTAATACCAATTAGCGTTCAACAAGTTTTAGACCAATATAGGAGGTTCTTATAATGTTATCTCGGGAATACAATAAGCGTTTTCAATTTTGGCAAACAACTGCAGTGCCGAACGATTTTGCAGGACACACTATGCAAGATGCTTTTTTGTTTAGCTCATGGGGAAAAATAAGCACTAATGGAGTAGGTTATAAATTTACAGATTTTGGATTAGACCAATTTAATAATCCCTTTTTAATTCAATTACGATTTAGAAAAGATTTTGACTACAACGGCAAAGATATTTACATGCTTTATAAAAATCAAAAGTATGTTATTAAAGGTAGTAGAAATGTTAATGAAGCTGGTTTATTAGTTGATTTATTTTGTGTTAAAGCTGAGTTATAATGAGCAAAGTAAATAGAGTAGATTTTGTGCAAAAACAGCTTATAAAATTTGGCAAAGATGTTGAACAATTTGTAATAGATCAAACAGAATTAACAGGACGTAATATTGAAGCAGACGCCAAAAGATTAGCTCCAGTAAATAAGGCGGCAAATATTATAGGTGGTTCATTAAAGCAGCAAATCACTTACAAACCATCAAACGGAGGACTAGGAGCCAGAATATTTGCAAATGCTCCTTACTCGGCTTATGTTGAATTTGGAACAGGTGGACTAGTCAATGTACCAAGCGAATTAAAAGAATTAGCAATACTTTTTAAAGGTAAAGGCGTTAAACAAATAAATATAAGACCTCAACCGTTTTTATATCCATCATTGACTCTAAATCGACAAAAATATATTGCATCTTTACAAAAGAAACTACAAATATTAACTACAAATGTTAACAAATCCCGATAAATGGATTAGAAAAGGTGTTAAACTAGCTTTGATAGGTGTAGTTAATGTTTTTGATTATAGACTGCCTACAAATGTTAATCCTAGCGAATACCTTATCATTTCAACTCAAACTAAAGAAGATACCGACAATTCAAAATGTGGCGGTCAATGGCAATGTACCGTTTTGCTAGATTTGATTACTAGGTACGCATCAACAGGAAACACAGGTGACAGATTGAAATTAAACGACTTAGAAGATTTAGTTATATTGCAAATGAATAACTTTGTAATTGATAATTTTACTATATTTGATATAAAATTAGAAAGTTCTGTTAGTTTTGATAATTTAACAGATACCGAAAATGTATTTAGGCAGTTAATAAGGTATAGAATAACCCTTAATGAAGTCTAAAAAAGAGATTGAAGCCGAAAAAATATATCCATATCCTAAAAAATGTTGTTGGATAATTAAGGCTCAAATTGATTGGAAACGTAAAAATTACATTAACAATAAAATAAAATAATATCATGGCTGAAAATTATTTAAAAGGAACGGAATTTCTTTTTTATGTGGACACTACAACGCCTGCGACAACTGCTTTAAATGCTGTAACATTGGCAAATGCTAAGTTAGTTAAGTGTTTAACATCTAATGGATTTAGCGGAACAACCAATACAATAGAATCTAATTCTAAGTGCGCAGGATTGTGGGCTGAATCAATAGCAGACACAGCAGGTTGGACTATGGATTTTAGCGCTGAAGCTTTAGAGTTACAAGCTCTAGATACTTCAATAGACCAAAACGCATTATTTAACCTTTGGAAAAACAAAACTGTTTTTTGGGGTTTTATGTATGATATTGCAAGTGTAACTTTGCGCTATGGATTAATGCGTATTGATAGCTATTCAGATACAGGTGCAAAAGGTTCTATTCAAGAATTTAGCGGAACCTTAACAGGTATTGGAGTACCAGGAGACCAGACTACAATAGCACCATAATATGAATGGCATTGTTAAAGTACAAATAGGCAAGGTAGAACATACCTTGCTTTTTGGAATGAAAGCTATAATGATTTATAGTGAAAAGCACTTAAATGAGCTAAATCGTAACCCCAACAAGGATGCAATTATTGACGAGTTTAAATCATTTTCATATATAGTTTACGCTGGTTTGTGTAACTATGCAGAAAGTCAAGATTTAGAATATCCGACTTTTGAAAATGCCTATTCTTTGACCGAAGATTTAAACGATTTACCAAATGAAGTTTTAAGGATAGCAACTGCTTTTAAAGAAAGCCGAGCAACCCAAAAGCTAATAAATGTTTTAAATCCTGTAAAAAAAAAGGTAAGCAAAAAGGAGGCACCGACTTTATAGCCATAGAATCATTTGCATACGGTAATTTAGGATTAAAACCTAAAGAATTTTATTGCATAACCGAGCAACAATATTATTTGCTTGTTTTAGGTAATAAAAATAAAAGATTAGACGATGCAAAAACACAAAGAAGATTACAATGGCTAATTTATTGCAGCTATGCAGACCCTAAAACAATGATTAAAACAGAGTTTGAGTTTATGCCATTAGAAGGCGATGTAATAGAAAAGAAAAAAACAATATCAATTAACGCTCTTAAAAAAGCTCATGAAGCGTTTAAGAATCTAAAGAAATAATAATGGCAGATTTAAGCGTAGGCATTGGGGCGGATATTAAAGGTTTAAATGCTGGTTTATCTGCGGCAAATAAAGAGATAAGTAATTTTTCTAACAACGCTCAAAAGAACCTTTCTAAATTTGACAACAGCGTAAAAAGCGGAGGTCAGTCTTTAAAATCATTCGAGAAAAGTTCTA